AAGTTTGATTTGTTGCCAGAGCGTTTGGCTTCCACCATGGCCTTGGTGGCCACGCTTTTAGCGTCAAACATCTTGGCAATAGACGGCGCCAAACCCGCAAGGTCGTTAGCAACCTTGCTTGCTTTTTTGACTACACTAATCGCGCTTTGTAGTCCTTCGAGCGCGGTGATGGGGTCGATGATCATTTGTCAACTTTAGAATCCAGTTTGTCAAATATCTTACCGAGCATGTCTTTTACATCGCGCATGTCAGCGCGGTAGTCATCGCGTGTGACGTAGTTCAAAGGCATGGCCCGCACGTCCGTGTCGAGGCGCTCCAAGGAACGGTAGATGTTGTTTAACACCCAGCCACCTAAGAACCCCGCCAGACTAACCGCGATGTTGAATAAAACTTGGGTGTCCATTATTTGTTCGCCATGCCGGTTAGGTCAATCTTGACTGCTCTTTCAGCCAATGCGTTTTGAATCTCTTGTTCTGGCGCCAACATGTTGCGCTGGAAAGCGCGCGTCTTGGGGCCTTGACCGCCGCGCTTGACTGGACGTGAACCGAGCGCGTCTTGCAATTGCTCGGCAAGGTCTAGCATCTGCTCGCGTTTTATGATGGCTTCTTGGCGCAGGCGCTCGTTAGCAGCGCGGGCAGCAATGTCGTCAAACGCGCGCGCTTGCTGTTGTGCTTTGTCCAAAGACTGTTGCACCCAAGCGCGGTCTTGCATCTTGGACGCAATGGCTTTGTCGCTCAACGTCTTCATGCCTGGCATAACTTCAGCCAGATCGACTTTGGTCTTTTCCCATGCAATCTTTTGTTCGGCGGTCATTAAGGCGGGTGACTTACCAGACGCCAACAAATCTGCCGCGCCTTGCAAACTTTTGCCAGTGCTTTCAATAATCTGAGTAGCTGGCGTGATGCCACGGCCACCTTCAGCACCAATGGTGATCTTGCCAGTAACAGGATCAACTTCAAGCACTGAGCCGCCACGAGCAGGCTGACGTGCAGCGGCTTCTGCGGCGGCTTGTTGTGCTTCGGCTTGTTGGCCAAGTGTGCGAGACATCTGAGCGCGACGTACATCTTCAGCACGCAAAGCATTAAGTGGGCTACCAGGCGCAGGCAACGCATTCATCATGTTAGGCGCGGAAGGCGTAACTTGCGCTTCAGGGCGGCCAAACACAAAGTTTGGTTGGTATGGGCCTTCACCTGGGCCAAGCACCTCCACAGGCGCTTCATACGGAACGATTGCACGGTTCTGTGGAATTGGCTGCATTGACGCGGCCAACTGATTAACTGGAATACGCATATCGCGCAAGTTAAGACCTGCTTGATAGCCTGGCGAAGCCATGCGTCTTGCCGCTGCCGCGCCTGCGAGTTCACCCGCACCGCCGCCCAACAAACCGCCAACAATAGAACCAGTCAAACCAAAGTTTGAGCCAATTAACGCGCCGCCGCCGCCAGCCAAGCCTGATCGGCTAAGACGGGGTAGTTCATAAAACTTAGACGCGGCGCCCTTGCTAAACACTTCAGGAAAGTTACCCGCGATCCTACCTAGCGAAGCAATGTCACCAGTTAAGCCGTTGTCTTTTGAAGTGATCCGCGCCAGTTTTGACACATCCACCATGCCAGTGTTGAAATCGGTAGCGCCTTCGTAAGCATATGTACGCGCCATCTTTTGACGTGCGTCACGATACTCGCCCAACAACTTTGGATTGAAAATGCTGTTGTCAATCATTGACTCCAACTCAGTTGCAATCTTCAAGTTGGTGTCGGCGATGTCTAGCGCTTCAGTAGTAGCGGCCTTGTTGTTGTATGTTTTGCGTGCGCGCTCCCGCAAGACGCTGATGTTTTTTAGCAACGCTTCGCCAGTCAAACCAGTTTGCGTTTTGGCAATCGCATCGTCAACAATCTTACTAATTGCTGGCGCGTATTCTTTGGCGCCGATAACGTCCAAATCTGTACGAATACCTTCTAAGCGTTGGATCATTGCGTCATCAGCTTGCTGAATGGGCAACTTTTTAATCTGCTCGTAAGGTGCGGCTACTTGGGCGCGCGCTTGGTCAAACGCAGCGCGGCCATTCAATTGTGTAGTTGCAGGCAACCCCATCTCATTTTTTGCGATTTCAGCAACGCGGGGGCGATTAACTTCGGCCAACGCTTCAGGGCCGCGTGGCCCTGCAATAGCTGAGTAAGCCCTAGTCGATACGGATGGCTCAATATCTGCTGGGTTAATTGCAATCTTTAAGCGCTGCGCTTCTGCCGCCGCGTCAATTTGTGGGCCTCTGGCGTAGTCTTCAGCAGACATGCGCTCACGCCGCGCTTGAATTTGTTTTTCAAACGGCATCTTGGCGGCAACAGTAACATTCTCAGCAACTTGTTTGCCTGCTTTTACGGCCTCGCGTGCAACAACTGGCGCAACTTTAGGTGCGGCGACTGTCGCTGTGCCAATTATGTTCTCAACGTCAGACGCTGGTATGCCAGTTCTTTCAGAGATCCACTTAGCACCTTTTTGAAAGTTCTGGCCAATGAAGTCCATTATCTGACGGCCAGCTTCTTGCTGGTACTCAGGCGTTTCAGTAACGCCAAAAGTTTTGCCAAACGGCTTTTCAAGTCCACTGACCAATGATTGTGTGCGTGCAGTAGCTTCTTCAGGTGTGCGGCCTACACGCAAAAATGGGTACGCAACTTGTTGCACAACCGCAGGGATAACGCCGCCCACAGTAACGTCAGCCAACGACGCGGCTGAACGACCCAACTGAGTCACGGCGCTTGGCGCTTGACGTGCGGTGGGAATGCCTGACGGCGCGGGCATTGTTTCAACCGGCGCGGTCTGCATTTGCCGAATTGCATCAGCAAGTGCTTTAGCATCCGCAGCATTGCCTGCGGCGTCGGCCTTGACCAACGCTGCGCTGAGTTGTTCAAGTGTGGCCATAATTATTTGTACTTGTTAAGAAGCGCGTCAATGTTCGGCGCAACAGGTGCTACTGGGCGTTGGCCAGGTATTTGGCTTGCGGCAGATGCGGATACGGCATACTTTTTAAGACCTGGGCGGTCAAATAAAGATTTACTACCTTCGCCAGCAAACCAAGCGTCTTCAGCGCCATCGTAAGTTTTGTTGGTCTTGTACCAGCGGTCGTAAAAGTTGCGCTGCTCAATATCGCGCTTGAGTTGTTCTTTGGCCGTTGCCAAAATAAACTCATTGGCTTGTTTGGTCTTGCCCAACTGAGCGCCAACCTGTTCAATACGTTTTGCGTCAGATTCAGTTTGAGGGCCTTTTTGCTCAAGCTGCTTTTGCAACACCCCATTAATAGCGTTGGATTGAAATGTTTGAGTGTCCGTTGCAAACTTCTCTGCGTTTTGTACGCCTAGCGCGGCCAAGACACTTGCTCCAGCAGCAACCGTTTCTTTACCAAACCCAGTGTCAAAACCTTTATTCAAAGCACTTAAATTTGCTTCAATAGATGGCAGCGTTTTAACAGCAAGCCCAGCAGACTTTGAAATGTCTCTGTATTGGTCAACCAACATCTTGCCTCTTTCGCCTGATTCGGCTTTTTCTTGCACCATAGTAACGGTTGTGCCTGGGGCACGGCCTGCGGCAGCTATGCGTAACTTTTGCGCTTCTTCTTCAGGTGTAAGCAAACGATCTGGTCGTTGAGCGTCGCGGTAGCTTCTAAAACCAGCTTGCGTAATTGGATAGCCCAACGCTTGCATGGTTTTAATGTCTGCTGGGGTTGCTGTTGCCGCGCGGTCAATTTGCTTAAGCAACAACGCAGCTTCGGCTTTCGCGCCTGGCGTTTCAAGGTTAGCCACACGGCGATACCTTGCTTCTAGCGCGGCAATATCTGGCTGACCAACCATTGCATTGACAGGCGCTACTGGCGCAGCAGGCGCGGCGGCGGGGGCTAGCGCATTAACTGGCGCGGCAAACGCATTAACAGGCAAAGCAGCACGCCGCGCTGCAGTATCAGCGGCGAACGAACCGGCTTCTGGCGCAGGCGCAGGCATACCCGTAGGGGCGGCGCCTGGCGCAAACTCTTTTTGATAGTTTGCAAATGCAAGCTGATCCGCCAATTTTTGACGGATTGCTTGGCCTTGCGTTATGTAGTCGGGCTTGCCCGATCTAATCATTTCATCAGCGGCAGCGGCCAAATCTGGCGGGCCGCCTTTGGCAACAATAGCGGCTTGAATTTTACCTAGCGTATCGCGATCACGGCGCAGTGCTTCCAACTGCATGTCGGACACTTCGGCTTGACGCTGGGCGCCCATAAGCTGCTGAACTTGCGCGTATTGCGCCAATTGATTAGGAATTTCAAGTCCTTTAACGCCAAGAGAAATGCTTGGATTAAGTGCCATAATCAAATTCCTCCAGGTGGTCGAACCATATACGCGGGGACATTAGAATACCCGCCGGTATTTATTAGTTGCATATTTTGATTTCTTTGCAATGCGTCAAGCAACGCATTGCCTTGTGTGTAGTTTAGGTAAGTGCCTAAGCCACCAGTTAAAGCATTGGCCGCGCCCACTTGGCCAGCCGCTTGAGCTGCGCCAGCGCCAGTCATTAAGTTGCCTGCACTGGTTGCGTAGTTCTGACCAGCTTGACCAACCAAGTTTGTCGATGTTTGGCCAATACCGGCTAACCCTGCTTGACGGTTGTACAACTGGTTTTCACGCGCCACATCAGTGTTGTATGATGTTAGTGCTCGATTGTAAGCGTTACCATATTCTTGCGATCCCATCTCTTGACCAAATCGAGTAGCCGCTTTTAATGCGCCGCCAGAGATCAAACCACCACGAGCCGCCGCTTGGCGATCAAGCGCTTTTTGGCCTTCTGACAAACGAAAACCGAAACCTGGGTCAGCTTTAAATTCGTAATCACCAAACTTAAAAGCCGCAGGCACATTACCAGCCGTGCGCTGTAAATTGGCTAGTGCGTTATAACCAGCCTCACGATAGGGCGCTTGGTCTTCGCGTAATTGTCGAAATTGTTCTGCTTGAAGTTCAGCAGCGCGGTCTGCGGCGGCGACTTGTACATCAGCCGCTTTACTTGCTGAACGAGAACCAAGTAAAGAACTGCCAAGAATCGCGGCGGGGATCATCCATGCGGCCATAATATTCTCCTTAAGTCACTTCGCGTCCAGAAACGCGAATGTTGATTGCGCTGGCTGTGCCTGCAATTGTACTGATAAAGTCGCCCACGCCAAGGACTTGGCCAACCAGTTCTGGGAACGTGTAGACCTCAGACGCTTGCAAGGTCTTGGTCTTGGTAATCAAGTTGGTATTACCGGCAGAACCAGCAACAGTAACCAAGTTTACGCTGATCGTGGCGGCAGACGCGCTGATATTAGTTGCGGTGAACTTGTCGATGATGGCCGTAACGCCAGTCGCTGTGTACTGGGTTGTTTGAGCGTTTTCGGCAAATTTAGCCGGTACGAGGACTTTGACGGTGACTGTCATGGTTTACTCCAATAAGAGGCAATTGTTAGCGGCTTGTTGCATGATGACCCAATTAGTGCCGTCAGACACCATTGTCGCCCAATTTCCTACAACTGCCAAGAGGATTGCTGTGCCAGCGACTGTGCCGTCAATCAACACAACATTGCTAGATGCAGACACCAAGGTCTGAGCCTGCAAATTCTTAAAAGTCAAATACCTACCAGTCCATGCGCTTGCTGTGGGCAAAGTTACCGTACAAGTCGATCCTGACTTGTTGTTGATAATCCAAGTCTCATTGTCAGCTACTGTAAAGTCAGCGGTCTTGGTAACAGGCGCTGATGACGCAGCGTTAATGGCGGCAGTAATAGCGGCGGTGTCAACAATGGGTTGCACTTGCAACGCCTCGATCTGCTTTTGCATCTCGGCCACTTGGGACTCTAAGGCAGAGCAGCAGTCAGTTAATACGTCAGGAACTGGTAAGGTGACTACTGGCGGCAGGGTCTGTAACTCTTGATTGACCAAAAGCAAAGCCGCATCGTAAGACGCGAGCAGGGATATGGAATCAGTAGCCAGATCAACATCTTCAACCACGGAAGTCGCTATGTCTTGTAACGACAGAAAAAACAAATACCAAGCGCGGTCAATCAGACCCGTGCGAGGGTCAATCAGCGGCACTCGCGGTGGCGTGATTGGCGTTGGCGTAGCGTTAGGGCTAGGCATTCGTTGGACTCAGAATTAGTTCTGCGCCCATGATTGCAATCTTCACAGGGTCAGTGCCAGACACTTCATAAACACGGTCACGCAACTTAGTTGTCATGCCAAGCCTACGCCACAGCACGCGCTTGTAGTACTCGCCGATCTTGCCCATGGACTTCCAATGCTCGTTTGACCATGTGTGGCCGCCATCGTCCGAGAAGCGCAGCATCACTTGAGGGTCACTGCCCTGACCAAGATTTAGGCCAACGCCAGATTCGCAGTCAAGTTGCAGTGTGTGCTGGGCCGTGCGGCGCAGATTGTTTGTGCCAGTTGGCAATGCACGCCATGTGCGTAGCCACTTCTGGATGCCGCCGTTGTCGCTGAAGTCATCCAGATCAAAGGCGTAAATGTTGCCGTTTTCAAAGTCGCCAATGACAACCTTGTTGTTGAACGCCATCTGGCAGTTGCCACGGTGGCGTGTAAAGTTGCCGTCAGAAAACCCTGCGCGCTCATGCCAGGCTTGTGTGGCCGCATCATAGACCCAAGTGGTGTTAGCACTAGGGAAAACCAGTACATAAAAGCTGTGGCCGTCTTGCTGATATGTGTACGCAATAGCGTCCGATATATCATCATATTGTTGGATTTGCCACTCAACAGCGTGGGTTGAGATGCGAATGCCAGTGTAGCCGTTGGCGCGGTAGACAATACCCTCACCACGGCGGTCACGGCCAAGCCAGAACAGGCCGTTGTCCATCTTGGCCACGGAGTAAGGGGCAGCACAGCCCAACTCGTTAAAAGCGCCTTGGATGCGTTGTAAGGGAAAATCTGTTGCGCCAGTGTCGTACCAAACTTCAATCGAGTTAGTGCCAAAGGCCCAGACTTCGCGGAAGTTGGCTGCTACGGCCACCAAGCCGTCAGGCGAGCCTTCGGTGCTGGCAAACTCAAGCGGGTCAATGGATGTGCCGTCTAGCAGTGCAGTGATCCACAGCTTTTGGCTGTTTGGCTCGTTGAACACAAAGTAGCCGTCCAGATAGCAGACAGTCACAGCGCCGGGAAAGTCTGGATCGGTGATCTGGCCAAAGGCGTTTGTCGTGTTGTTATAGATGTAGCTGGGGCCATTGGCCGCAATGAACAACTGCGTACCGTTGTCAGCCAGACTGACGGGGCCAGTACCGGCAACAGTGCCAATTAGCGTGGCCACATACGAGGTGGTGATCTTGTACAGCTGTGTGCCAGAAACAACAAAGGCTGTGCTGTCGCTAGACGAGAACGCCCACAGGCCACGGACAGGGCCGTTGCCAATGGTGTTAAGCAGTTTGAGGCCAGGTGCGCGGTTTAGGAATGCAGGCTCTTTACCGGCCTCTGGGACAATCTCTGGAAACAGATTTACCATCCGAGCGTCTGCCGCATTGACAGACCGCGCTACATAAGTAGAGCCAAGAATCGGCGTCTTCATTAGTAGTTACCGGCATAGATGTTGAAACGCTGGCGGTTGGCCACCAATGCGTAAGGCAGTGCCATCACATCATCTGGGTTGTTGATGCGCTTCAAGTCACGCTTAGAAGTCATCGCAATGCGCTGCACTTGTGGACTTGGCTCAACGCCAAACTCAGGGGCAAACTCCATGGCCAAATTGTATGTAAACGCACGCAGATAGCCAGGCGGGTAGTACAGCACCGTGGACAGCGTGGCGGGGCGATTTAGTTCTTCAACCGATACAAAGTGAAATTCCAAGTCTTGCGTTGGCCTTGGATAGAGATATATCTCAATATCGGGGAACGTCATGTTGACCCACATCACTTGTGGGTAAGTGGACGTTACGGTTTTAACAGCAATACCGTTGTACTGCTGTTGGTTAATCATCTTGATGCCGTAAGACACACCATTGTTTGCTTTAAAGTACGTAGCATCATCAAGCAAAATGGGGCGAAGGCCAACAAAGTCACCAGTTGGGCCAAGGGTGCGGCTAATTAAGCCTGCTGGCCATGTAAAGACTTGATCTTGTGTGCAAAACACGGCTAAACGCTCTGTGTTCCACGAATCAATCATTTGATTGAACGCCATCAAGGCGTCTTGTGACGTAGCCGCAGAGGGCGTCTCACCTTCAGCAAGCACACCGAGAAGTCTAAGCGCCCGTTCGATTTGTTGGCCAGCGGTGTACGTTGTCATTTTTAAACCTCAGCAGTGGTTTTTCTACGGCGTTTAACTTCCAGCACGTTTACGGGAGCCGCTTCAGGTTCAGAAGGCGTGTCTGGATTATAGCGAGTCCAGCCATTTCTTTCATCCATTTCAACCTCAGACTCCATTGTTGCAATCTTTGCGCCGTGGATGGGGTGTGTCAATGTAATGTTCATAATTTAAGAATGGGGGTGATTAGCCCCCATTTGGTTTACAGAACGTGGATAACTGCAAAGTTGATTACAAAAGCTTCAGACAGCGAACCGCCCGAAAGGTTGCGAATTGTGATTACGCAACTTCCTGTGGTTTTGCTAGAAATCCAGCAGTTGTAAGCACCAGCGGTAGCGCCAGAAGACACGCTTAAAATAATAACGTCTTTTTCGCTGATTGTGCTGTTGTTCAAAGTGAACGAAACATTTGTGATGTTTGCCAAAGAGGCGCCGTTCAGTGTGATCTGACCAGCAGACTTGTTCAGCGTGACCGCTGTGGACTTGTCTGTCAATTGAGTCACTGTGCCGCTTGCTTCTGCGGTGTAGCCCAACTCGCCACCAGCCAGTACAAAGTTAGACCCAATGATGTCTTGGTCTTCAAAAGCAACACCAATTGGTTTGGTATTAGAGGTCATGATGTTTCCTTTAAAAATGAGGGCCGAAGCCCCCATTGTTTACTTCAAGAAGGCCGAGTAGGCAGCGTCACCGGTACGCACAAAACGGTATGTGTGTGCGCCGAAACGTGGAACAGTCACAGAACCGAAGATCGTGATACCAGTGCCTGTGGTGACAGGAACAGTAGACGAAGCGCCGGTGTTGTTGTTGTTGCAGATAGTCAACTCAAAAGCAGAGCCAACTTTTGCGCTAGGAACGGCTGCATCGAGCAACGCTGCTGTGGGCAGAGTCACGGTCAATGTAGCATCGCTGCCTTTGTTGCAAACAACCAAACCAACAACCACTTGATCAGCGGTCAACGTGGTGTCGCCAGTCAAGGTTGTGGGAATAGTTTGAACCGTCAGTTGTGCTTCTGTCAGGTTGCCGTCACCAATTTGATAACCGCCTGCGCCATTAGGTAATGCCATGATAATTTCCTTTCAATGTTAATAACAGAGATAGGGGCCGAAGCCCCAATCAATTAGCCCCAGATACGGCAGCCCATTTGTGGGCGGATCGTGTTGAA